GGTGGTGGAGGCGATAAAGGCGGTAAGACCAAGCAGTTCAGCCAAGACGATGTAAATCGTTTTCTTGCTTCTGACCGTCGTAAACACAAGGACCAGCAGCAAAAAGTCCTTGATGAACTTGAAGCATTGAAGGCTAAGGCTAATCTTACTGATGATGAACGTACAGGTCTTGAATCTAGAATTGAGACATTGAGAAATGAACTTTTAACTAAGGAAGAACTTGCCAAGAAGGAACTTCAAAAGGCTGAGAAAAAGTATAAAAAGGACATGGAAGATTTAACAAAAGACCGTGACGGCTGGAAAGGCCGGTTTGTAGAATCAGCCATTAAACGCGCTATCATAGACGCCGCCGTAGTTAGCGAAGCATATCGCCCCGAACAAATTGTCGCTATTGTGCGGCCTACTACTCGCTTAGTCGAGGAGTTAGACGATGAGGGTAAGCCAACCGGAGAGCTTGTTCCGAAGGTTACACTTCAGGACAAGGATAAGGATGGCAAGCCCGTAACTCTTGAATTGTCTCCCGGCGAGGCTGTCAAGAGGATGAAAGAAATGGAAGACTACTTCAACCTGTTTAAGGGTGAAGGTACTGGTGGCCTCGGAAGTACCAATCGTGGGGCGGGTGGTGCAAAGACCACTGATTTAAAAACCTTAGCAAAGGACCCCGCAAAGTATCGAGAGGCCAGAAGAAAAGGAACTGTAAAATTTGACTAGGAGGCGCGTTTAGATGCAATCTGATAGGATGAAGATTTGGCGTACTGTCTACGCCAATGATAATGACGCCTTCATCCCTGAGGTGTGGGCGCAGGAATCCCTTATGATTCTCGAAAACAACGTGGTGGCAGCCGCGCTGGTCCACCGCGATTTCGAGAATGAAATCGCCAAGTTCGGCGACGTGGTTAACACCCGTCGTCCGAATGACTTCACCGCGAAGCGTAAAACCGACGCGGATGAGGTCACTGTGCAGGACGCACAGGCTACCAATGTGGCGATTAAGCTGAATCAGCACTGGCACACGTCCTTCCTTATCAAGGACGGCGAGGAATCCCTGAGCTTCAAGGTTCTGCGCGAGACTTATCTTGAGCCGGCCTTGATTTCAATTGCTCAGGCTATTGATGAAGTGGTACTGATGCAGATGTATCGCTTCATCGCTGGTGGTCGTGTTGTCGGTAAGCTTGGCACCGCCATTGGCAAGAGCACCGTTATTGATGCTCGTGAGGTTCTGAATAACAACAAGGTTCCGCCTAGCCTCCGTCGGTTCATCGTGTGTCCTAACATGGAGGGTGACCTCCTGAACGTTGGTGACTTCACGAAGGCCAATGAGGTTGGTGATGATGGAACTGCACTCCGTGAGGGTCACCTTGGACGTAAGTTCGGGTTTGACTTCTTCATGGACCAGAATAGCCCGAGCGTTGCGGCTGGCAACACTACTGTTGCTGGTGCAGTTAACAATGCAGATGGCTATGCGGCTGGCAGCACGACCATTGCGATGGACGGGTTGTCTGGTGCTATCACTGCTGGTAGTTGGTGTACCATTGCGGGGGATATGACTCCGCAGAAGATTACTGCGTCTGTTGGTGGTGCGACTCCGACCCAAATCACCATTAGTCCGGGGTTGAAGAACGCGGTTGTTAACAACGCAGTAATCACTATTTACACTCCGGGAGCAATCAACTATACCTCTTATGCTGCAAATTATATCAAGGAGATGGTGGTGGATGGTTTCACCGTCGCTCCGAAGAAGGGTCAACTGGTTACTCTTGATGCGGCTGCGGTCGCGCAGGAGAAGACCTATGGTGCGCTTAGCACTCCGACTACTATTGCACTGACTGTTGACCGTGGACTCTATGCGGCTGTGGCCGAAGACGACCCCGTAGGTATTGGTCCGGCTGGTGACTATGGCTTCGCGTTCCACCGGAATGCGATTGCTCTGGTTACTCGTCCGCTGGCGGCTCCTCAGGCCGGGACTGGCGCTCTGTCGAGCGTTGCGAACTACAATGGCCTGAGCATCCGTGTTACTATCACCTACGATGGTTCCAAGCAGGGTCACCTTGTTACCGTTGATATTCTTGGCGGTATCGAGGTTCTTGACGAGCGTATGGGCTGTCTCGTCCTCGGGTAAGGACGTGCGGGAATGGGTGGGGGATTTAAAAATCCCCCACCCAAACCCAATAAGGAATAGATGATGGTAGCTAAAAATGTTTTGAGGCAAGTCAGCCATGTAATATACCGGCTTAAACGCCAGTATGGACGGCTGATGTATATTCGCTACCGTCAAGCTTCTGACCAATACAATCTTGAAACTGGAGCTATAACAAGAGACTTAACATACGTAAAAATACGTAGGGGTGTTTTACTTCCTCAACGGGTAACTAGAGAATTTGTTTATGATTTATCATTCATTGCTGCTAACAAAAACTTTACATATGGAGGATTCTTTCAAGAAGGTGATAGATACATCATTGTTGATGCTAAGGATTTGCCGCGTGATTTTGAAATCAATGGTGAAATGTATGTCACCATTGAGAATAGACGGTATGAAATTCAGGAACACAGAAGGGTGCCTGAAGATTTACCTCGGGGCTATGCATGGCTTCTGAGGGTGAAACAAGTAACTTCCTCTGATGATGATGTAGTGGAGGCTAGCTGATGTCTGTACAACACTGGCCTCGGTGGATTACTGCATCAATTAACAAACACTTTGATGCACGGAAGCAAAGTCTTCCGCTGTTCATTGAAGGGATGCATCGTGAAACACGCAGTGAAAAGGATTTCCTTGAACTGCGGAGAGATGGACCTTACCTTACTGAGTTAAGTAAGGGCGTGTGGCGAGTATATATGGAAGTAAATATTTTAGTTCAATCTGCTATGGACGATGTAAATATGTATCGTATTGATAGAAATGTTGGTATTGCTGCGGCTGCTTGTACTGATATACCTGTATACAAATACGGTGACGACCCATTAATAGATGATGGTTCGTTACTTGGGTGCCTGAATGTTGTTTCTGACTATCGGGGCAAGGAACGCATTCAGATTAACCACTTTGGAAAGATTAATCCATCAACACCACTTATTCAAGCAACGGTTGAAATCCACTACGAAATGAAACTTAACGTGTAGGAGGTAAGGTTGATGCGACGGGTCTGGCTTAACGTATACGCCCAGATTGACCTTAAATACGCTACCATCAAGATTAAAGATGGTACGACTCCCACACCCAATGAACTGACGGTCAAGGTAGGTGAAGGTAATTTAACCTACGCTGAGAATAGGAATATCGAATATACTCTTGACCGCGGTGTTCTGGATGAAGTCCGTGAGGGCGACCAAGTTCCTGTGGACGTTACGATGGACTTCGTGTGGGATTATCTTAAGGGTCAAACTGGAAGCGGCACTCCCACTGTGGAAGATGCCGTTAAGCGGCGTGGTGAGGCGGCTGCGTGGGTGTCTACGGACTCCGACCAGTGCCGTCCTTACGCTGTAGATATTGAAGTTACCTACGCACCACAACCGGTTGTCTGCGGTGATATGGAAATCATATTGCTGCAAGACTTCCGTTATGAGACTCTTGACCATGACCTGCGTGCGGGTACGGTCTCGATGTCTGGTAGGTGCAACGTCACTGAGGCAACTGTAACCAGACAGGCTAATTCTACTGGCGCGTAACCAGTAGTCTGTCTACCTAACCCACTTGTCGGGGTATAGACAAGGAAAAGGAGAAATACGGTGAAGATACACGGAAAGAAAATTGACGGGCCAAAGGAACAACTCGTAGTCATTCCTCGTCCATCGGGGGATGTCGTATTCAAAGCAAGAGCAGTTAGGGATTTTAGTGATTTTGACAAAATTTGTCCACTACCAACTCCACCGGAAGTTATAAGGCCCGGAGGGGTCAGGTCGTTAGACCCTGAAGACTTGGACTATAAGAAAAAGCTTGACGAGTGGGCTAGGAATAAGTCAACATGGATGATTGTTAAATCATTAGATGCCACGCCCGGTCTTGAGTGGGATACAATAGATTGGGCGAAATCTGAAACATGGAAGAATTATGAAACCGAATTAATGGAGGCAGGTTTTTCTGCTGCTGAAATGGCGCGCATTATTGGCATTGTCATGGATGCTTGTGGCTTAAATCAAGAAAAAATTGATGAGGCGACGGAGCGTTTTTTAGCCGCTCAGGGAGCTACGCAAAATACCGTAGTCTCCCAAGGTTCAGAACAGAACTCTACTCCATCTGGCGTGTCTGCGAAAGGCTAGGGCTAAAACCTCCCGACATAGAAGAAAAATTTGAAGATAATGATGTTTGGTCACAAGCATTACTAATAGGCTACGGGCTAATTAGAGGATATGAGGACCAAGAAGAACAAAATAATCTTGGAAGATTACTCGGGCTGATAAAGAAGTAGTGGGAAGTGGCCCCGCCTTTCGGGGCGGGGCCACTAACCTTAAGGGGAGTAAGAATGCCTCCTACTATAAAATTGAGAGCAAGACTTATAAAGGTGAACCCTACGCGGTTCAATAAGATATTATTTGATGAAGCTAGTCGTATATTTGGTGAAGCTGCTTTAGAATTTATTAGGGAAACAGCTAAACATGTTGCAGTAGATACTGGAATGTCTTTAGCTTCTTTAAGAGCGGCAGGTGACAGCCTTGGTGTGGGGGATAGTGGTATATCAATAACGCCAAAAAGAGGACCAAGACCGGGATTTGTACCTCCAGAATTACCGTATGTAAAAGGTTCAACAGATATGTCACGATATAAGAGCATCAAAGAAGGCATTGCAGCAGGTAAGGATGCTGCAAAAATCATTGCTGGTAGCCCCTCAAAACCAGTATTCCGTTTTGAGTTTACTATCAAGGTTTTTCAGTATTTATATTGGGAAGCAATTTGGCAAAGTACACTTTATGGGCAAGAAGCCTTTGAGCGTACATTAGTTGAAGGTAGCCGACAGTTGTTTGATAGAATAGCACCAGTTGCCTTTGACTTTGTAAGGATAGAGTAATGCCTGAACAAGCTGGTAGTTGGATTTATGATGCCGATGCTTCGCCACTTCTTGAGGCGAATCGTAGGATAATTGCCTCTTTATTAAAGATTGAAGAATCAACTATAAAGACAATTAATGTTTTATCAAATCTTGAAGAAACTGAAAAAGGATTATGGGCAACTACTAATAGAGTTACTGCTGTATTAGAGGACGGTGCTAAAGCTACTATAAAATACAAACAGGCTAAAGATGAAGTAATTGCTGTATCCCAATTACAAGTTACGCAGACTGAAAAAGAAACTGCTGCATTAGAAGCAAATACTGAAGCACAAAGACAAAATGCTCTTGAAGTACAAAAACGTCAAGCCGCTGAAGCAATGCGGCGCGGTGAGTTAGCATTACAAACTGTACGGGCCGGAGTACAAGTACCGGGACGCGCAAGTGAGCAAGAGCTTTTCAATCTTGCACAAGCTGAAGGTAGACTAAAAGAGTTTGCTCAAAAGAATCAACAAATCAGTAAGGATGTTGTTCGTATATGGAATGAAGTTGGTAGGGGTGCTTTCCTTGCATATACAGGTAAGTTACGTGAGCTTCAACGACTACTTGTTAATGTTAAGGATGCACAGCAAGGCTTAGGTAAAACTGCTGACCGTGAAGCACAGCAAGCAGCAAATGCTATTGATAGAGAATTTAAAGCTCTTGATAGATTGAATCAAGCACAGTTAAGACAAGCCGCTGCTCAAGATAGAATTGCTTCTAGAGAACAAGCTGCATTAAATAAACGACTGAATGCTTCAGGTAGAATTATTGAAGCAGAACGTAAATCAGCACAAGTTTCACAGCAAGCTTCAGCTACTGCTGTGAAAGGATTAAAAAATCAAGAAGCACAAGCAGGTAAAACTGCTAAGGGTGTTCAAACTGTAACATTATCATGGCAGAGTATGGCACGTATTGTAGCCATACAATATTTACATAGAGCAGTAAGTGCGCTTACGCAAGCTATGGAGGAAGCTTTTGATAGAGCTTCTCAATTAAGTATTAAGGTAGCTGAAATACAAACTATTTCACAAGATGCAAATGTTTCAACTAGAGAATGGCGTAAGGGTTTATTAGACTTATCTGCGTCGTTTGGTATTGATGTTCTTGACCAAGCTGAAGCTGCTTATCAAGCATTATCTAACCAAGTAACACAGGGTGCAGATACATTCCGTTTCCTTGAGGAAACAAATAGATTTGCGGTAACGGCTGTCACATCTAGCACTAATTCAGTTAATCTATTAACTGCGGCACTTAATGCTTATAGACTGCAAGCATCCGATGCCAATAGTGTAGCTGCAACATTATTCAAAACAATTGAATTAGGCCGAGTACGTGCTGATGAAATGGGACAGTCATTTGGTGATGTGGCTGTTCTTGCAAATCAGCTTGGTATTGGCTTAGATGAACTTGGTGCTTCTATTGCAACACTTACAATTCAGGGTATTAAATATAATAAGGCTGGTACACAGCTACGTGGTATATTCATCAAATTACTTAAGCCTACAAAGGAAATGAAGGATTTCCTTGAAGAGTTAGGATACTCTTCAGGTGAAGCAGCTATACAGGCTCTTGGGCTTGGTAAATTCCTTGCATTATTGCAGGAAAGAACAAAAGGAAGCTCAACAGAACTTGCTAAGTTTGTTAGCCGTATTCGTGGTATTTCTGGTGCTCTTGCTCTTACTGGTAAAGGTCTTGACCTTTATAATAGAAACTTAGAACAAATTCAGAAGTCACAAGAAGACTATAATAATGCAACTGAAATCGCACTCAGTGCGTCTGGACGGCGTATTAAAATATTTAAGGAAGAGGTTAATCGTTTCACAACTGAAATTGCAACTTTCTGGTTAGATTTAGCCGCGCAAATAACTGATGCATTGCGCGGTGTTGATAATGGTATTTCAACTACAGTTAAAATTATTGCAACATTATTAAAATATAGTAGTCCATTATTTGTAATGTTTCAAGGATTACGCAATCTAATTGCAACCGGTAGTCTTTTTGATTCTAAAGATTTTGATGTACGTTTCAAAGAAGCACAAAAGCGTCAAGAAGCATTATTCAAGCGTGTTGAACGTGATGTCGGTGTATTACGTCGTGAAATTGATACATTATTCAGAAGTGCAAATAGAGAATTTTCTGTACTTGATGCTAATGTAATAGCGGGATTAAGTAAACAACAAAAGATTGCTATTGCAGCAGCAAAAGCTATAAGTAAAACAACTATTGAAGGTAATAAAGCTTCGTTAAAACTTATTGATGAATTAATCAAGAAACAACAAGAGGCTGCAAAGCAGAGTGAAAAGATTATTGAAGCAAATGAACGTGCTATTGAAGCAGCAATAAAACGTGCTGAAGCTTTCGCAGATGCATTTATACTTGAGGAATTAGCTGATAGTCCTGTTGAGCAATTTAAGTATTTACAGGAACGCGCAGAAGAGTTAATTCTTGATGCTGTAAAATTATTTAATCTTGATGAAGCTGAAAAAGCTTTTGAAAGATTGAAGCAACGTGAAGATATTCTTATTGATTTAGTAAAGCGTGGCGGCGAACTTGAAAAGCGTAAGAATGATTTAATAAAAGAGCGGGATAAAATTGAATTAGAAAGTGGTAAAACTGTATTACAACTTTCTGATAAAGAATATGCAAGATTACAAGAAATTAAAAAAGAAATTGCTGCTATTAATGTACTAGAAACTGATAGAAAGAAACTTGCAGAACAAGTATTACTTGCACAAGAAGAGGAAGTACGATTACGAAATGAATTAATTAAGCAAGAGAAAGAGCAGCTTGCTTTAGCAAAACAGCGTGAAGCTAATTTAATATTGCAAAAAGCTGAATTACAGGCTCTTGCAAATGAGTTTGCAAAATTTGATATTAGCAAATTATTAGCGACAAGAGATGTTGATAAAATTAATGCTGCAATGAAACGGCAAGCGGATATTACTAATCGTATTTTAGCTATTAATAAAGAAATTGGTGTTGATGCAAAAACCCAACAAGCATTTGTTGATAGATTCAATGAAGAAAAGAAAGCTGCTGAAGCTGCTTTAGCTAAAATCAAGAAAGAAAATGATAGAGAAGAGCTTAAACGAACACAAGATATTGCTAAGGAAAGAATTAAGTCTGTATTAGATTTACTTGAAGCAGAAAAGAAGCGTATTGAGTTACTTAAAACTGAACGTCTACCACAATTCATTCGTCGGTTAGGTGATTTAGACGAGCAAACAAAAGAAGTTAAAGAACTTCAACGTATACTTGCACAGGTTTCTAAAACTGGTATAATATCAGATGCTCAAATACAGGGCATCAAAGCACTAGCCGCAGCAGCAGAAAAAGAGTTAGGCCCAAAGGTTGTTGGGGCATTAGCAGGTATTGAAAGAACATTACAGGAATTACAATCTAATAGAATACCTGAATTGCAGAAAGCCTATGAAAATGCCAAGGAACAAGTAAAATTCTTTGGGCAAACAGCAGAACTTACTGGTGCAAAAATTGTTGATATGTCTAAGAAACAAGATGTATTTACAGAGGCTATTAAAGCTTCAAATACAGCATTAGATAATTGGGGAGATGTACTGGTCAGAGTTACAGAAGCTACATTAAGAGCAAATGAAAAGATACAGGCTGCTACACAGGCATTACAAGTGCCCACACCTAGAATTCCTGAAGAACCAGAACGAGGTAGTTTATTTGAAGCAAGAGGGGGACAAATAGCTGCACACGGTTCTGATAGGATACCAGCACTTTTAGGTGCGGGTGAGTTTGTTGTAAATCAACGAGCAACTAGAAGATTCTTCAGTCAATTACTTGCAATTAATAGCGGGAATGTTCCCCGCTTTGGCGGCGGTGGAACAGTTACAAATGTTGGAGACATTCAAGTATCCTTGCAATCTTCAGGTAATGAACCTCTTGATATTGTTAGAATTGGCAAAGGCTTACGCAGAGAAATACGCAGAGGTCGCGTAAGGTTATAATAATGTTTACATTGAAATACCCTCCAATCTCACCGTCTGATACAGTGGTTCTCAGGAATCCTGAGATTGGTGATATACAACGTGTACATGGCGAAGGTATTGTACGCCGTACACGCGGGGGTGATTTAAAAATCTTTAGAGATAATGATTGGCCTCAAGGACAGACAAATGTTTATGAGTTCCGCGCACTAACTGCTGCTCAAAAAGACGATTTAATAAGTTTCTTGCAAGATTATGCTGGATTAGAAATAGGTATTGAAGACCATTTAGGTCAAGACTGGACAGGTGTTATTACTTCTTCTCCAAATGAAATTGTTACTGTTAGAGATGCTTGCTCATATGATGCTAGTTTTGAATTTTATGGAGCTAAAGTCTAGAAAGGGTATTTGAATGAGTGTAAAATTTGAATATCCTTATGCTTCTCCAACTGTGGAGCTAAATTTAAGGAATCCCGATTTAGGGGATTCTATGCAGCATGATATTAAATTGCAGTACGGTAGAGTTATGAATGGAAACTTATTTACATATAAATACACACCGGCTACGAAAAGACTACTTATGACATTTAGACATTTAACAAAAGCTAAGGTTGATGAATTAATAGATTTTCTGCATCAAACATCTGGTCGTGAGATTAAATATACTGATTACAATAATGTTGTGTGGCGGGGCGCAATAACTACAGACCCAAATGAAATAACTACACTTGGGCCTGTACAGGGTAGTGATGGCAGTAGTGCAGCGTGTATCGAAGTTAGTGAAATTACTATTGAGTTTGATGGGGAAGAAGTCTAATGGTAAGAACTTTAACTGCTGCTGCTCAAACTAAGGCAAGTACCTTAAAAGGTACTGAGCCTATTATTGTTGTAAAGGTTGAGTGGGGTAGTGGTACAATTTATTATGCGGATAAAGCTATAACAATTGGGGCGATAACTGCAAAGGGTGCAGTTATTGATTTAGGTGCAGTAAATAGTCAAGTAAAAACAGATAATATTGGGCAAGTTAGTAGTGTAAATATTGGCTTAGATGATACTGATGGAACACTCAAAACTCTTGTAGATAGGGATGCAATAGAAGGAACACGTTGTACAGTTTATTTACATTTTGTTGGCCTCGGACAATCTGATTTAGTTAAGTTATTCTCCGGTAGAGTTGCTTCGGATATTGTATGGTCAGAAGGTGACCGTACATTATCCTTTAATATTGAAACACAAATTGAGGGGGATGAATTAGGATTTGCTCCAAAAGAAGGTGATATAACTAATCTTAATCCTGAAGCTGTTGATGTACCTTGGCCGTTATGTTTTGGTAAGCCATTACGTGTTCCGGCTGTACAAATACGTAAACAGATACGTGGCGCATTAAAAGATGAAGTAACACATGGGTCACCTTCACCATTCTATGTTGAGAATGGTGAAAACTTTCCACAAGGTACTCCCATAACAATTGTTATTAATGGGATAGCTTTTACTGGTTCTTTCAATGGGCAAGCATTTACGCCAACTGGTTGGAACGTTGCAAGGCATACAAGTGTTGCATTAGCTGCAAGACCAATCAGTGACCCTGATAAAGATAATCATGCTGTAGCATGGTTAGCTAGTTCTTCAATCAGTATTCAAGGATTATATTGTATAGTTAATCGAGGCATACAATGGTTTGTTAATAGATGTATACGTCAAGAGGGCACTAAGTGTTGGTTCCAAAAAGACTGGATGTATGATATTGTAATTGATGGAAGTATCACAAAAGTATTACTTGATAATACTGATACAATTTATGAAACTGCTGGTCGCCCGCGTGGTGCATGGAATTCTACATATAAAGAATATAACTGGATTTGGACTATGGGGAGTGAGTGGTATAATGATGATAGAGTTATAGGCTTCTCTGAGACACGGCTTTCTCCTGATTCATATACCTTAGCAGAAGGTACAGAAGTTCTTTATGATGGTGGCTTTAATGACTTATATGTTTGTAATTTAATTCAATCTATTGATATTATTGAAGTATATGGTCATAGGAACTTTAATGGTGAAACTATATTTGCACCAATACCATCAAGTTATTATACAGTCAACAAGAATCATTTACTTGCTGGTCAGAATTGTACAACCTTAGAATTTGATAAGCCATTAATTGATTATGAATGTGAAGGTTGGGAAGGCGATGTTTATGTATCGCTTGAATCAAGTGCTGACCAAAATGTTTCTAATATCATAAAGTGGATACTGGAAGCTTACACAGATTTAACAGCCGACCCAACTTCATTTGCTGTTGTTAAAGCAAAATTACGTTCAGGGGCAAGTGAAAAATATCCTGCTAATTTTGCTTACCTTGAGAAACGAGATTCTATAAAAGCATGTGAAGAAATTGCGTGGCAAGCACGTATCGCCATGATAGTTGATGGCGATACAGTATACCTTAAATATCTTTCTGAAGTTCCTTCATCAGATTATACAGCAGATGAATCTGCTGTTGAAATGAAAACTCTTGAGCTAGGATTTACACCAACTGAAGATATTGTAACAACTATGATTGCCAAATGGCGCACCGAAATGTCCGGTGAAGAGGGAACTGAAAGGACTTTTGAATATTCTAATAATACATCACAGTATGGAGCTATTGAGCAAGAATATGATTTTTACATCTATAATATAGAAAGTCTTGTAAAGTTAAGCGCGGCATTTTGGGGGTATCGTTATTCTAATTCATGGCGTAAATCAGCTTTTAATACTTTCTTACCGCCGCTTAAATTAGAAGCATTTGATACTATTGCACATGATTTAAACATCATTGGAAGCAACACGCTACGTGGCGTTGTACAAACATTTAATCTTGAAACCGATGATAAGCGTATTGGACTTGAAACAATAATTGCATCAAAGGCAGGTGATGATGTTGCTGGACAACCTGTTGAAGATACCAAATATTGGACGGGTGACCCTTCTTATTCTATTAATGGTAATCCTGTCCCAACCGACCCTTCTACCG